CCAGCCGGTGCACCACTAAAGACATTTGGTGGAAGAGCATCTGGTCCAGAACCACTAGAAGACTTGTTTAAATTCATTGTTGAAATTTTCAAGAATGCAAAAGGAAGAAAACTCAAATCAGTAGAATGTCATGATATTGTCTGTAAGATTGCAGAGATTGTGGTTGTTGGTGGAGTCCGTAGAAGTGCATTAATTTCACTCTCCAACTTGACCGATGAACAGATGAGACATGCTAAATCAGGACAATGGTGGGAAAACAATGCACAAAGAGCATTGGCCAACAATTCTGTGAACTACAAAGAAAAACCAGATATTGGAACATTCATGCGTGAATGGTTGGCACTCTATGATTCTAAATCTGGTGAACGTGGAATTTATAATTCTTCTTCAGCACAAAGACAAGTTGAGAAACTGAATGTAGGAGACCAGATTCGCCGTGCACCAAGAGATGATTTCGGTACCAATCCATGTTCCGAGATTATTCTGAGAAGTCGGGAAACCTGCAATTTATCCGAAGTTGTAGTGAGAAAAGATGACATCATAGAGACACTTAAAGATAAAGTCACCGTAGCAACGATTCTAGGTACTCTACAGAGTACTCTGACCAACTATAAGTATCTTTCCAAGGAATGGAAGATGAACTGTGAAGAAGAAAGATTGTTAGGTGTTTCTTTGACAGGCATCATGGATAATCCAATTATGAACGGTTCTAAAGGACATGATGTTCTTAGGTCAACATTGGAAGAACTAAAGAAAGTTGCAGTTGACACAAACAAAGAATGGTCTGAAAGATTGGGAATTAATCAATCAGCCGCAATCACTTGTGTCAAACCAAGTGGCACAGTTTCACAATTGGTAGACAGTGCATCCGGAATTCATGCAAGACACAATCCTTATTACATCAGAACAGTTCGTGCTGACAATAAAGATCCATTGTGTAGATTCATGAAAGATGCTGGATTTCCGAATGAACCAGATGTGATGAAACCACAACACACAACAGTCTTTTCATTTCCAATGAAGAGTCCAGACGATGCCATATTCCGTTATGATATGACAGCCATTGAACAAATGGAACTCTGGAAGATTTATCAAGAACACTGGTGTGAACATAAACCATCAGTGACTATTTCAGTTAAAGAACATGAATGGATGAACGTAGGAGCATGGGTATATGATAATTTTGACAATATTTCCGGCATTAGCTTTTTACCTTTTAGTGAGCATACTTATAGACAAGCTCCGTATCAAGATTGCACGAAGGAAGAATATGAAGAATTCTTGACCAAGATGCCAGAAAGAGTTGATTGGTCCAAACTTTCTGAATATGAAGAGCAAGACTATACAGCAGGAAGTCAAACTTTGGCATGTAGCGGAGATAGCTGTGAAGTCGTGGACTTGGTGGCGTAAATGTTTCTTGTTGCAAATCTTCCACCTGTAGAATGTTTTGTCAGAAAGGAATATTTGTATGACTTGGATGGCAGAGGTGAGGGTGAATACACTCCTGCCATCTGGGTGTCAGTCAAAAGCATAAGAGGAAGAGCACTGTATTTTGAATCCTTGCTCACAGAATATGGTGCACTATACGATAAACTTCCTCTTTCAGCCTATGTTTGGAGAACATCTCTTGGTTATGAATTGCCATTAGATTATCTAGAAATATGGGATTCTTTTTCATATCATATTACGGTGATAGAGAAGGCAACATTGAAAGGATTAAGATGTGCAATGTATGCTAAGGATAAAGAATATTATCATGGTGAATATATGTTTACTATTGATAGTTGTCATGACGACCCGAATATGTTGAATACAACTTTATCCGAAACACCAAATGAACACAAATCTTTTAATATCATAAAACTTGACAACGGACAATTTGCTGCGCAACCAAATAATAGAATTAAATGGTTTGAGCAAAGTCTGATTGCTCATGAAACAAAGGATCCGGATTTCAAAGTTTCTACAAAATATTTTTCTGTAGAACAAAATCCTAAATGGAGCGCAGGAAATCAAGATCGGTATTTTTATGAAATAGAAGAAGTATATGATTTTAAGAAGAAAAAATGATCTGGCAACTTAAAGGAGAATCTATGTATCAAAAAGTTATTGCATGCGAATCATGTAATGCAGAATTCACTATTAAACATGATATGATGGAAGAAACTTATATTCCAAGTTTTTGTCCATTTTGCGGAGAAGATATATTGATTGAAGAAGAAGATGGAAATGACGAGGAATGGTAATTGTTTGTATTGGCGTTTGTAAAATGAACATGGAGCAAACACATTGCATCGGTTGTAAAAGAAGTTTGTTTGAAATTGAACAATGGCGTGAATATACTGATGAAAAAAGAAATGAAATTAAAATGAAACTTGAGCGGAGAAAGATTAATGCATGGTGAATGGGAAGGTGGAAAAGGATCATGTTTTCGTAGACTAAATAATCAAAAGCAATTTAGTGAAAATTGGGATTTGATTTTTAGTGAAAAATATGAAGACACAATCAGCGAAAGCAAAGGGAAGAAGACTCCAGCAATGGATGCGAGATACACTAATCGAGGAGTTGAATATCCATCCAGAAGATATTGAGTCCCGCAGCATGGGCGCAGGTGGTGAAGATCTCATCATGGCTCGTGCTGCGAGAGAGGCATTTGGTTATTCTATAGAATGTAAGAACGTAGAGAAGCTAAATGTTTGGGATGCCTATGATCAGGCAAAAGTCAATTCGAAAGATTATGAACCCATCGTTGTCATGAAGAAAAATGGGAAGAAACCTTTAGTGGTGATCGATGCAGAATATTTTGTTCGAATGCATAAAAAAACTTGACATTTTTAAAACAAAATGGTAGAATACAAATTCTTTGGAGATTTAATGGAAATAGAATTTACACATGCTCTCTTAGCAACAGGAGGAATGTTTTTGACATATATGTGGGGAAAATATCTAGCAAAAAGAGAAATCATTGAAGAAGTGATTGTTAAAACAATTGATTCTTTAGCTGACAATCATTATGTTATGGTTTCGGAAAATGATGATGGAGAGAAAATTCTTATTTCTATTCCTCATTGGATTGAGACGCTAGAGATTGAGAAAAGCAAAGGTTGAATGAAATACAAAAAATACGAAGAACCTGTTGGTCTAACTGTTAATGTGAGAGGTGATGATGTACAGACAGCACTAAAAGTTTTTAAAAAGAAAGTTCAGAAATCAGGCATCCTGAGAGAATTACGTGACAAACGATACTACAAAAGTAAAGGGCAGAAACGTAAATTAGCAAAGGAGGCAACAATGCGCAGACTGAGGCGTGAAGCAAGAAAACTTATGAAATGAGATAATATGGCAAGACAAACGAAGGCAGATTTATTGAATTTCTTTAGGGAACAAATAAAAGAGGAGAAACCAAAGAAAACTAGAAAGCCAAGAAAACCAATGTCTGAGGAGCAAAAACTTGCTGCGGCAGAAAGGTTAAAAAAAGCTAGAGAAAAGAGGATGAAAGAAAATCCTCCGGAGTATAAAAATGTTCATTCTTCTGTATTACGACGAAGTGAAGCAGATCCTCTTAATTTTCTTGCAGTCAAAGATTGGATTGCAATTAATAGAATTAAACTATCAGAAGCCAGAAAAGATGCTAAACAAGGCATAAAAGGTGCTGATATTCTTGTTTCAAACATTTCATCTTATATAAACATTATGGATAATTTTTTAAGAACAGGTGATTGGTATGGTATGTTTTGTGGTGAAAACGAAGACCAGTTAGTAAAAACTCACTGTGTGGCACAAGCATATTATCCAGATGGCACACCAAAAAGAACTGTTGGTGTTTTTTATCCAGAAATTGGTGAAAGATGGACTCAAGAAATGGATGAGGAACATCGTAAATTTTTAGACTGAGATTATTTTATGATACTGGTTGATATGAATCAAGTGACCATCTCCAATCTGATGATGCAGGTGGTGAATCAAAAAGACAATGAAGTGAATGAAGACATGGTACGACACATGGTTCTCAATGCACTTCGTTCCTATCGTTCAAAATTCTATGAAGAATATGGTGAACTTGTAATTTGTTATGATGGTAGAAACTATTGGCGAAGAGAAATCTTTCCATTCTATAAACAAAATAGAAAGAAAACACGTGAATCCTCAAATTTAGATTGGGATGATATATTAAAAACCCTAAATAAAATTAGGGATGAAATAAAAGAAATATTTCCATACAAGGTTCTTGAAGTAGATAATGCTGAAGCAGATGATATTATTGCTTCAATTGTTTTTCATACGGCAAAAAATCCATTGCCTGAAAATGTTTTAATAATTTCCAGTGATAAGGATTTCTTTCAATTACAAACACATTCGTTTGTCAAGCAATATAGTCCAACACTAAAGAAATTTGTTTCTGGTGCAGATCCTGCTGAATATATTAAGGTTCATATTTTAAAAGGTGATCGAGGTGATGGGATCCCAAATTTTCTTTCATCCGATAATACCTTTGTTGATAATCTTAGGCAGAAACCACTAGGTGCAAATAAGATTGATAAATTGATACATGAAAATCCAAAGGATTTTTGTAATGAAGAAATGTTAAGAAACTACCAAAGAAACCAAAGATTGATTGATTTATCCTTTGTTCCTTCAGAATTACAGGATAGAATCATTCAACAATTCAAAGAAGTCAAATGCGGTAATCGTTCTAGACTTCTAAATTATTTCATCAAAAACAGATTAAAAAATCTGACTGAATCTTTATCTGATTTTTAAAGGAGAGTATGGCTGACGAAACTTATACAATGTTATTTCCGGAAATTTTAACAAAGGTTAAAAATGGAAATACGAAGGGCAGACGTGTAAAATTATTACAACAATATGATTGTTCAGCATTGAGGATGGTAATCAAATCATCCTTTGATCCAAATATTGTTTGGTTACTTCCAAAGGGTGAAGTACCATATGTAAAAAATGAAGCACCTGCTGGAACTGAGCATACAACTTTGCGACTTGAGGCAAAACGTCTTTACAATTTTATTAAAGGAGGTAATGACAAACTGGCTCAATTTAAGCGTGAAGATATGTTTATTCAAATGCTTGAAGGATTGCATGAATCTGAAGCAGAATTACTAATTGTAGCAAAAGACAAAAGACTACATCAAGTTTATTCTGGATTGTCAGATGGTGTTGTCAAAGAAGCATTTGGTTGGAATGATAATTATATTAGAATTTAACAAGGAGAATAAATTATGATTGGTATTGAAGTACCTAATGTATTGTTCAGAACACGAGTACGAGATGAATCTATTGGTGGTGATAATCCTTACCGATGGCAAGATGTGACAACTGAAGAATTGTTTGCTGGAAAGAAGATTGTTCTCTTTTCACTTCCAGGAGCATTCACACCAACTTGTTCAACATATCAACTACCAAGATATGAAGAATTGTATGATGAATTCAAACAATACAATGTGGATGAGGTTTATGTTCTTTCTGTGAATGATTCATTTGTGATGAACAAATGGTTGGAACATTTGAATATTAA